GGGGTTTGAATGGGCTAAATACTTATTCCGATCCAGTAATGTTGTTCAAAAAAGGCACACCAATCCATGTTCGTGGTGCGATTGTGTACAATCATTATCTGAAACAAAAAGATTTGACTAAGAAGTACCCATTGATTCAAGAAGGTGAAAAACTTAAATTTACCTATCTGAAAATGCCAAATCATTTCAAGAATGATGTGATTTCTTTTCCATCAAGAATACCAAAAGAGTTTGAGCTTGACAACTACATCGACTATGATGTACAATTCGACAAGGCATTTCTGGAACCAATCAGTGTAATTTTACGTTGCATGAATTGGTCGGCTGAAAAAACAAATTCATTAGAGGACTTTTTTACATGATTTTCCTAACATTCCTGACAGCAATGGCGCTGTCGGGAGTTGCTGCTTATTATTCTGTCATTGGATTGGCAGCAATATTTCCAGGTTCGTTTTGGCCTGTTGTTCTTATGGGTTCTGTACTTGAAGGTGCAAAACTGGTAACTGTTTCTTGGTTGTATCGTAATTGGAAAGAAATTCCAATACTGATGAAATCGTATTTGGTTATAGCCACTTTCATTCTAATGCTCATTACATCAATGGGCATTTTTGGTTATTTGTCAAAGGCACACCTGGAACATTCTTCTGATGCTGCACCATTGATAAATAAAATTGCACTCATTGATGAAAAGATAAAAGTATCTAAGGAGAATGTTAATGTTAATCGCAAGGCACTCAAACAGATGGATGAGGCTGTGGACCAAGTTATGGGTCGCTCAAGTGATGAAAAAGGTGCCGAGAAAGCAGTGGTTATCCGTAGAGGGCAACAAAAGGAACGTGGAAGAATCCTTGCTGAAATCGAAGCCGAACAGAAAAAAATTGGTGGTCTTAATGAGGAACGGATGCCTATGGCCACAGAAGCTCAGAAGACCGCTGCTGACTTAGGACCAATTAAATATGTTGCAGAATTAATTTATGATTCCGGTGATGCCAATGTGGTAGACAAAGCAGTTCGTCTGGTAATCATGTTAATCATGGTTGTATTCGACCCGTTAGCTGTGTTATTATTGATTGCAGCAAACATGTCAATTCAAGATAGGCGTGTAAATGGAAGTGTACAAAAATCGGATGAAGAATTGCCACCTGTACCACCAATCAAAGAAGAATTGGTAGAAGAACCCGAACCAAAAAAGAAAGAAACTATAGAGATTAGAAAAGACAATATGATTATAATTGATGAAGCCACTGGTGAATCAATACCACCAACCACTTCAAATGAACAACAATTACATAAAAAATTGGAACCTAAGTATGATTATGATGAACCATATTCGTTTCGTGAAAAAGGAAAATAAATGAGCATTCTTGACAAAATTAAAAAGAATAGTAGTATTAAAGATTCAGCTATTCTATCCAAATCAAAATTCTTCACACAGAAGGATATGATTTCAACGGCAGTACCAGCAATCAATATTGCTTTGTCTGGTAAACTAGATGGTGGTTTAACACCAGGTCTTACAATGTGGGCAGGACCATCAAAGCATTTTAAGACAGCTTTCTCTCTACTAATGGCCAAATCTTACTTGGACAAATACGAAGATGCAGCACTACTATTCTACGATTCGGAGTTTGGTACTCCACAGTCTTATTTTGACAGTTTTGGTATTGACACAGACAGGGTGCTCCATACTCCTCTTACAAATATTGAACAATTAAAATTTGATATTATGCAACAGTTGACTGAACTTGAACGTGGTGAACATTTGATTATTGTAATTGATTCGATTGGTAATCTTGCATCTAAGAAAGAAGTTGAAGATGCGTTAGAGGGCAAATCAGTTGCTGATATGTCCAGAGCAAAACAGGTAAAAAGTTTGTTTCGTATGGTAACACCACACTTGAATTTAAAAGACATTCCAATGATTGTAGTGAATCACACATACATGGAAATTGGTATGTTCCCTAAAGCAATTGTCGGTGGTGGCACCGGCTCGTACTATTCTGCTGATAATATTTTCATTATTGGCCGACAACAAGAAAAAGAAGGAACTGAAATTGTTGGATATAATTTTATCATCAATGTGGAAAAATCTAGATATGTTAAAGAAAAATCTAAAATCCCTATCACTGTTTCTTTTGATGGTGGTATTAGCAAATGGTCTGGGTTACTGGATATTGCTCTGGAGTCCGGACATGTTATCAAACCTAGCAATGGTTGGTATTCAAAGGTAGACAAAGATACTGGTGAGATTGAACAAAAGAAATGGCGTATCAAGGAAACTGATTCTAAAGAATTTTGGTCGCCAATACTTAAAGATAAATCTTTCCATGAATTTGTTGAAGCCAAATATAGTATTACCAGTGGTGACATTATGAGAAGTGACATTGAAGGTACATTTGATGTTAAAACTACAAATGGTGCAACATGACAGAGGGTATTGATTATTGCTTCATCTATCCAAAAGATGACAAGTCTTCCGTTCATATTAAATTTTTGGATGGACCATACAAAGATACCATCTTCAAGTATGGTAAGGTAAAGTTCAAAGAAGAAAATGAACAAGTCTATTTACTTTTTGCTTACGATGTGTTAGAATCGACAGTCAAGAAGCCAGCCAAACTGGAAAAAGATGGCGACTTTAAAAATTATATTGGTGACTTATTGGTAGAAATAATGTCATCTAACATGGAACAGGAAGTGGTTGATGAAACTGGAACAGACGATCTTAAAGAATCTAATTTACAATGAAGAATATCTACGCAAGGTTTTACCTTTTCTAAAACCAGAATACTTTACAGACAGAACAGATAAGACATTATACCATGAAATTGCATCGTTCACAGAAACTTACAATTCTACACCAACGATTGAAGCGCTTGTATTGGCCGTCAAAGAGAGGCGTAACCTCACAGATGACGAAGTGGAGAAGTGTGAAACTTATCTCCAAGAAATTGCAAAAACTAAGGATGAAGAATCCAAGGTTCAATGGCTTACTGACAAAACCGAACAATTCTGCCAAGAGAAAGCGATATACAATGCAGTACTTGGGGCTATTTCCATACTTGACGGGAAAGACAAGACCCAAGACAAAGGTGCGATTCCCAAGGTATTATCGGACGCTCTGGCTGTAAGTTTCGATAATTCAGTTGGCCATGACTATCTAGAAAACTCGGAAGAACGATATGAATTCTACCATCGTAAAGAAGAACGAATCCCCTTTGATTTGGATTTCTTTAACAAGATCACAAAAGGTGGTCTACCTACTAAAACGCTTAATATTGCTCTTGCCGGAACTGGCGTGGGAAAAAGTTTGTTCATGTGCCATGTGGCTGCGGGCTGTATGGTACAAGGTAAGAATGTACTTTACATTACCCTTGAAATGGCTGAAGAAAAGATTGCAGAAAGAATAGATGCAAATCTATTGAATGTTACGGTTGATGATCTAGTAAATTTACCGAAAGAAATGTATGATAAGAAGATTGCTAAGCTCCGTGAAAAAACTGTTGGAAAACTCATCATTAAAGAGTATCCTACAGCATCTGCGAGCACCACTCATTTTCGCACCCTACTCAACGAGCTCAATCTTAAAAAATCTTTTGTTCCTGATATTATCTTTATTGATTATCTTAACATTTGTTGCAGTGCTAGAATTAAAGCTGGCGCTACTGTCAACAGTTACACCTATGTTAAAGCTATTGCCGAGGAATTGCGAGGTCTTGCCGTTGAACACGGAGTACCAATTGTATCTGCAACACAAACAACAAGAAGTGGTTTTACTTCATCCGACCCAGGACTTGAGGACACAAGTGAGAGTTTTGGTCTGCCAGCAACCGCAGACTTGATGTTTGCTTTGATTTCTTCCGAAGAATTGGAAGAACTTGGTCAGATTATGGTCAAACAGTTGAAGAATCGTTACTCGGATCCAACAATGTATAAACGATTCACCTTGGGTATTGACAGAGCGAAGATGCGCCTGTATGATGTGGATCAATCTGGTCAAAATGGCATCACTGATTCCGGTCAACCAGATAAACCACTCAACACATTTGGCAACAGAGAAAAACCACAAAAGAAATCATTTGATGGATTTAAAGTATGAATTTAACCAAAGATGATGCATTACATTGTGCCAAAGTATTTCAAGATTACTTTGGTAACTTTCATCGTGTCGATGATTATATGCGTGACCAAAAATTGGCATCTTTGTCTGGTCTATCTTCCAATCCTTTGTTTCCATTAGAAGATGATTTATTCTCAGACTTCACAATGCATCCAAATGATATGGATTTTGAAGTACTAGAAATACCACAAGAGACTTGGGAAACATTACTCAATATTACCAGTTCACATATCAACATTTCACCAGTCGGCCGTCAGATAAGATTGGCCGTCAAAGAGAAGAACACAGGAAAGTTCGTTGGATTCATTCGACTAGGTTCACCTGTAATCAACATGAAACCACGCAATGAAATGCTTGGCCAAGTGTTTACACAGAAACCGGAATGGTCCAAACGATTCAATGGGTCTACAATGATGGGTTTTGTGATTGTACCAGCGCAACCTTTCGGTTTCAATTACCTTGGCGGAAAGTTACTTGCAGGTATATGTACCTCACATGAAGTCCGTGAGATTGCAAACAAAAAGTATGGTATGAATTTATGTTTGTTTGAGACTACCAGTTTGTACGGAAGTTCCAAAACTGTATCACAATATGATGGTATGAAGCCTTATATTCGTTATAAAGGTCTAACCGATAGTGATTTCATTCCCATGATGCATGGTAAACCTTATGAAGATTTACGCAACTTTGTGGAAGATAAGGTTGGTGATATTGTTGATGAAGATGTTTCAAGTAAGAAGTTAAAGACTACCATGAGGATTATATCTTTAACTAAAGCTGCACTTAAAGGCCAACCTGAAGGGGCATCATTCATGGAAACGATTGTCAATGCAAAAAAGTTGACAGAGCAAAAAAGATATTACATCAGTGATTATGGTTACAAAAACATGGTAGACTATGTTAACTGTAAGACCGATATGCTTATTCCTGGTGAAAACTATGAAAAACACAAAATGGTAAACTTGATTGAATGGTGGA